GTGTTTTTTTTTTTTTAAACGACGGGAATAAAATCAAATATTTTCGCCGTTGACATCTCATTTTTAAGATCATTTCGCACGTGCATGCGTTTTATACGAGACCAAGAGGGAAAACCTTTTTCAAGCTCATCAAAGGTCAAACCAACTCGATTGAAGAGTTTGCTTAAGTCCTTATCATTACCATGAGCTTGTTTCTTCAACAACAGCGTTTTCCAGTCAGCATCTAGGCACCCACCTAATTCCTGCCACATGTACTTGCAGAAGGAATATGCCGGTTTATTGAATCCGCAATCAAACGCTTGACCGACTATGCCTAGCAAGTAATCGGCAACGGAAGTCCTATTACATGAGCTGCCGTAAGCAAAGTTAAGAATTATTTTCGATATAGGGCGAACAGGGAGAATTTCAGGGAGACCAGGATATCTTCCCATATTATCAATAAAATATCGCTGAAGGAACACTACTCCCGCACGACAAAGCGTGCCATCAGGGTTGAGAGAAGAGGTGAACCGGCTAATGTCTCTAGCATCACGGATCTGCATGAGAAAGTATTTGCCTACAAAATCAGCGAAATTCTTCTCATTTATAACGTCCGCTATAGAAACATCCACTCCCATTATATGATCATCTCCATAGACTACAAAAAGGATACGGTGGCGTTGTTGCATGATCTTAACACGCCACCCCTTTTTGTGAGTAGCTATAGTATATCGGACAAAGAGAAAAAACAGGAACGCAACTATCCAGGAATCACCATGCGACGTTTCATATATCCCCGACGGCATGCCGCCATACATCGTAAACCATTGCCTTCCGAAAACATTAACTGATTTAATCGATATACTCTTTGCTATAAAGTTAAGGAGGGCCTTCAGAAGACGGATACTACCAGCTGACATTCGACCAAAGTCCCAATACACGAGAGAACTAAATAAATATAAATTTAAAAGTTGCCGGTTGAGAGTGCGATCTAACCCTCGAAAATCTCCGTCGAACCATCGCATATTTGGGTCTTGGTATCTCATTTCTTCAGCAAATCTTTCCGCGCCACCATACCACCAGGTAGTTCCGATTTTAATAAGGTTGCCTCTTTCGCGGACTTGACGATACCTGCTAACAAGACACCCAATCAGGATAGTAAAGTAGGTGAGAATAAAGAAATCACGAATCTTATGCTCAGTTTCCCGAACCTCTTTTATTCTCTCTTTTTCAGTTTCACCAAATGCTGGATAACCCTGCCTCTTGGGAATCATATATCCTGAGTCTGCTTCATACTCGATATCATGTTTCTCTCCATCATATACTGCCTGGCACTCTGCTCGCGCTTTGCCAGCATAAAAACTGTGTTGATCAATCTTCGAGCCATTACAGGAGAAGTTCCTCTCTACTTGACTATCAGGGTCGTACTCGGGCGGAATCATAGGACCGGGTCGGCGACCAGATGCGGAATTTTTTGCGAAGCCAAATTCATCAAACTCGGCTGGATTGTACTCAAAAACTTGCGTCTGGTAAAACTTCTTTACTCCCATATACTCATTCATATCATCTATTGCTTCTGAAAAAAGGGGTGTAAGCGTTTTTGCCTCATCACTTAAATCTCTAGTCGGG